TACTACTGGCCGCGATAGGAAAGACATGAACCAAGAATTTATTGAAGAATGGAAAACCATAGAGGAGTTCCCAAATTACGATATTAGTAACTATGGAAACATTGCTAATAATTTTAATGAAGTATTATTAGAAGTAAGTAAAACAAAACAAGGAGCTTTAAAAGTTGGTCTTGTAAAAGATGGGAAGCAGTACACTAGATCTGTTAAAGTTTTAGTAGCCGAAGCTTTTGTTATAGGACAAACCGATATATTTGACACTCCGATATTATTAGACGGTAATCAATCAAACTGTAGTGCTTGGAATATTGAGTGGAGACCACGTTGGCATGCTTGGAACTATTCATACCAGTTTAATGATATAAAAGAGTTTTATTATATGGGGCCAGTGCTTGAGTTAGATTCGGATGGAATAATTTTAAGAGCATACAAACATATCGTAGACGCAGCTGTAGATAATGGAGTTTTATTTTCTGATGTCTGGAAGTCAATACATACAAAAAGAGAAACGTTCCCTACCGGACAGATATTTACATTAGCTGATAAAGTATAAACCTGGCGTATTTACAAGGGCTATAATAGAGGAGAACCGCATTTTAAGCGGTTTCTATATTTTTTGCGAGGTGTCTATGAAAGAAAGAGACTATCAAGCGAGCCTAATTAAACGATTAAATAAAAGATATAAAGATTGTCTTATTATGAAAAATGATTCTGGGTACATTCAAGGTATTCCAGATTTGACAGTTTTATATAATGGGTTATGGGCAATGTTAGAAGTTAAAGTAAATTCTGAGGCGCACACTCAACCTAATCAAGACTATTATGTTGATCGATTGGATACAATGTCGTTTGCGGCATATATTCACCCGGACAATGAGTCAGAAGTGATTCGTCTACTAGATCAACATTTTGGTAGGTAACCGATGGACAATGAAAAATTAAACTTAGAAAAGGCGATACAAGTAAACAACACTTCTAAAGCTGAGATCAAAAAAATACACAACCATCCAAAAGGGTGGGAACCATCGTTTGAGTGGAATGGTAAAGATGGTGTTGTTGTAACACTATTACCAGACGACAGAGAATTATATTCGAGTCTATGGGATGAGATAATTAAAGACTGGGGATTAGACCCAAGTCTAGTAGCCATAGATCAAAGTTCAATCCAAATTCGAGGATGGGACGCAAACGTTTCTGAAGGAACTGGAAACGAAAAAGTAACTTATGTGAAGCGGATGCGCTACTATAAGGCGAACATTATTTTAAGAGAGACACTAGAAAACCGATTAGACGTAGATAATTTAATTAATGATATTAAGAAAAAGTCTAAAGTTACTAAAAAGACAATCAAATCAGATGGTATATTTGACTTGATAGTTTGCGTTAGTGATTGGCAAATCGGAAAAGGTGAAGGCGACGGTTCGTCCGGATCAGTCGACAGAATAATGGAAAGTCTTTCGAATTTAGTAAATCACATAAAAGAACTTAAAAAGCTAAACCGCCAACCTAGAAACATTTATATTCTAGGAATGGGAGACTTAGTTGAACAGTGTTCTGGCCATTACGCAATGCAGACATTTCAGGTAGACCTAGATCGTCGCCAGCAAATGCAAGTTGTTCGTAGGCTTTTATTAGAATACGTAGATTCGTTATTTCAACTATGTGAAGAGCTTATATTGATAGCTGTTCCTGGAAATCATGGAGAAAACAGAATTAACGGTAAAGCGTTTACAACATTTACCGACAATGATGACTTAGCTGTTTTCGACAACATATTTGAAATAGTAAATTCTAATAAAGAACGTTATAACAATGTTCACGTTAAGTTAGCCAATAGCCTATCCACAACGTTTGAAGCATGTTCTAGTGATAATTCAGATGGTATTGTTATTGGTCTAACTCATATGCATGCTGGAAGATCTGGTAAAGATCCAAGAGCTAAGGTTATAAATTGGTGGAAGGGACATGCTCTTGGTAGAGGCGATGTTCACGATGCTGATATTCTAGTGACAGGTCACTATCATCATTTAATGATAGATGAATCTAGCGGTCGGACATGGTTTCAGTGTCCAGCGCAAGATCCAGGATCTGCTTGGTATGAAGAGATGACAGGTCAACATAGTCCTAACGGACTTTTGGTATTTTCAGTTAGTCACGAATTTAATGCTAGAAAATGGGGCGATTTAAAACTATTATAGAATATGGGGTTTTATGGACTTTACTCGCAAACCTGAATTAGAAGGTCAACATGCATTTTTAAGTCCGAGTAACTATCATTGGATAAACTATTCGGATGAAAAACTAGAAGAGCGATATAATACAGCAATGGCAGCGAGGCGTGGAACCGAGTTACATGAGTTTGCACATCAAGCGGCTAAACTAGGAATTAAACTACCTAAGTCTGAAAAAACTTTAAACATGTATGTTAATGATATTATTAGCTATAAGATGTCATGCGAAGTGCCGTTATATTATTCACCTAATTGTTTTGGTCATGCTGATGCGATATCTTTTAGGAATAATAATTTAAGAATCAGTGATTTAAAAACTGGAGTTACTAAAGCATCCCATACACAATTGGAAGTATATTCAGCGTTGTTCTGTTTACAATACATGATAGAACCAAATGATATATTCATAGAATTAAGAATCTACCAAAATGACGAGATAAGTATTCACGAACCAAGTCCAGAACATATTTCTCGCATAATGGAAAAAATTGTAGATTTTGACTTAAAAATCGAATCGTTTAAAGTTGGAGGTTTTTGGTGAAAGTTGATGGCGCATATTTAGCACACTATGGTATTTTACGTAAATCAGGAAGATACCCTTGGGGATCGTCAAGTAATCAATCGACCAGAAATAAGAGTTTTCTGGAGTATGTTGAAGATCTACGAAACCGACTCGGTTATAACGAAGTAGAGATTGCTAAAACAATAGGTATATCTACCACACAACTTAGAGCAGCAAAAACAATTGCTAAAGCTGAACAAAAGCAGTCAAGTATATCAATGGCTCAAAGGTTGCGAGATAAAGGAATGGGTAATGTTGAAATCGGTAGGCGCATGGGTATTAATGAATCGTCTGTTAGAGCATTACTAAAACCAGGCGAACAAGATAAAGCTGATGTTTTAATGACGGTATCTGGTATGCTTAAAGATCAAGTAGCTGATAAAAAATATTTAGATGTTGGTAGTGGTGTAGAACAGCACATCGGTATTAGCGAAACTAAATTAAAAGCAGCAATCGCCAATCTTCAAGAAGAAGGATATTCCATTCACTATGTTAAAGTACCAACGACCATTGGTAACGAAACAACTGTTAAAGTTTTAGTTGGTCCAGAAACAACATGGTCTGAACTTATGCAAAACCGAAACGACATTAAGCAGATAGCAGCATATTCTGATGATGGCGGTAGAACCGTTTATGGTATACTACCACCAAAAGCTTTTGATTCAGCAAGACTTCAAGTTAGGTATGCTGAAGAAGGTGGAAAAGATGCAGATGGTGTTATTTATGTTAGACCTGGCGTAGATGATATTTCCATAGGTGGATCTATGTATGCGCAGGTTAGAATTAAAGTAGATGACACGCATTATATTAAAGGTATGGCTATGTATAAAGATGATCTCCCTGATGGAGTAGATCTCTTATTTAATACAAACAAAAGTGATACTGGAAATAAGCTAGATGCCTTAAAACCATTAAAAGAGGACTTGGATAATCCATTCGGAACTCTAATAGATAGACAAATCATATCTAGAGATGCAGATGGTAAAGAAAACGTAACATCCGTTATGAATCTTGTGCGAGAAGAAGGAAGTTGGGCTAAATGGTCTAATACCATATCCCCACAAGTCCTATCTAAACAATCACCAACATTAGCTAGAACTCAGTTAAACATGACTTATGAGTCTAGACAAAAAGAGTTAAATGATATTTTAGCACTAACAAATCCAATTGTAAAACAAAAATTATTATTGGAGTATGCTGATGGTGTAGATTCAGCGGCTGTTCATTTAAAGGCGCAAGCACTACCAAGACAAGCAACACATGTTATTTTACCAATTGAGAGTCTTTCGGAAAACGAAGTCTACGCTCCAAATTATTTAAATGGAGAAAGAGTCGTTTTAGTCCGATATCCACATGGTGGTATATTTGAAATACCTGAATTAACAGTTAATAATAATCACCCAGAATCAAAAAAGCTTTTAGGTGATGCTAGAGATGCGGTTGGTATTAATACAAAAGTTGCTGAAAGATTATCAGGCGCAGACTTTGACGGTGATACAGTATTGGTTATTCCAAACAATCAAAACAAAGTAAAGACCTCGCCTGCTTTAGATGGTCTTAAAAACTTTGACCCACAAAGAGCATATCCTGGTTATGAAGGTATGAAGAAGATGACAAATACCCAAACTGAAATGGGTAAGATATCTAACTTAATTACCGACATGACTCTCCAGGGTGCTCCGCATAGTGAAATTGTTAGGGCTGTTAGACACTCAATGGTTGTTATTGATGCTGAGAAACACGGTTTAAATTATAAAGAATCTGCTGCTGTAAACGGTATTAAAGAACTACAACAAAAATATCAGCCTAATGGTGGAGCATCTACTATAGTATCTAGGGCTAAAGGTCAAGTTTATATTCCAGAACGTAGAGAAAGACGCGCCTCCGAAGGCGGAGCAATCGATCCTAAAACAGGAAAGATTGTTTATGTTGAGACTGGAAACATATCTAAAAGAACAGGTAAACCAGTAACAACAAAGACTCAACGTTTGGCTGTAACAGAAGATGCTTTTAAACTATCATCCGGAACACCAATGGAAACCTTGTATGCTACACAATCTAATAGACTTAAAGACTTAGCTAACTCAGCCCGAAAAGAAGCTGTAAACACAGAGAACACTAAGTGGTCCGAGTCTGCTAAGAAGGTCTATAAGAACGAGGTTTCATCTCTGGATAGTAAGTTATCGCTAGCTATTAGAAATCGTCCATTAGAGCGTCAGGCTCAGATAATTGCTAATAGTATTGTAACACAAAAGCGTCAGTATGAACCTAACATGCCTAATGATAAACTAAAGCGAGTAAAGACTCAAGCTCTAGAGCAAGCTAGAACAATAACTGGTGCGCATAAAACTAAGATTGTGATAACACAAACAGAGTGGAACGCGATACAAGAAGGCGCAATCTCATCAACAAAGCTTAGAAGTATATTAGACAATGCTGACATGGATGTTGTTAAAGAGTTAGCAACACCAAGACCAAAGCTTCTAATGACAAATTCTAAGACTATGAGAGCTCAAGCAATGTTATCCTCTGGTTACACTAGAGCTGAGGTTGCTAGCGCATTAGGGGTATCTCTATCAACGTTAGATGAGGCTACTAGTGTTTAGTTCATATTGTCCTAGTGTGTTGGTAACCCCCACCTAGTTCATATTGTCCTAGTGTGTTGGTAACCCCCACCTAG